ATCCCTCGTTTCGGTAAGTTGTAACGAACTAAAGGAAGCAAATCAAAAGCTAATCCTTGTTTAATTAATTCAACCTGAATATTCAACTCCCTTGAACCAATAAACCAATCCGCTAATAATCTACCGTATTTATCAGCACCATAATCTTCAATAAAAAACAATTCTTTATTAGAATCTATCAAATCCTCAAGAAACTTCTTAGCTTCTTGTCCCCATTTACTAGGCATCTCTGGGCAATCAATCCAACGACACCTTGAATTAATTACCCCTTTCCTATGAATTATCCTGATGGTGTCTCCATCAACAATTGAATGAATTCTTACGGGAATTAGAACCATAAAAACCTCAATATTTTTCAAAAATAATGCGATATTTTTATTCTATATCGAAGGTCGCAACTTTCCAATCTTGATAATTATTTGCCCAAACATAGAGACATAAATTTATAAAAATCTCTCTATCTCCACGACTTTTCTGATATTCTTGCTGATAATAATTTTTGAGATTAATGATAGTAAATCTCTCCTCAGCAATAACAATATTTCCATTCAAAAGATAGAATCTTATTCTTGAGTCGTCTGAAATTTTCATAATATTATTAATCCTGTAAAGCTACTATTGATGGGAGTTTGACGGGTTCACCTAAATAAATTGGACAATCTGAAATCAGAACTTTAACATAACTTTCTCCCTTATGAACCTTAAACCAAGTTACTATCGGGGGTTGAATAATCTTCATTGAATCATCAACAATTATTTCTGCCCGTACCATCCCGTCCAATATCGGTTTTAACGTTGCTGGTAAATTATCTGCGGGGTCAATTTGTCTTTTTAAGTACCAATAGACTTCCAACCAAACTTTACTATGAAATTGAGTTTTACCCCAACAAATTGCCTCACAATCTTCTGTCCAAGCCTTCTTATCTGCTGCTGATTTATACGGATTACTTCTAGCTGATGCTATTATTTTGTTCAAACTCGGTGGCAATGGAAAAATTAGTTTCTCTATCATAATCCTAAATCAATAATCGAACAAACTACCAAAGAAAAGACTGGATTATTATTGCTAAAATAATGAGGATATAGTTCCATAAAATTCTCGATAAAATCCTCAACTAAACCATCATAACCAGAACTAAAAGTTAGTTTCCCACTGTCTTCAAAACAATCTATTGAAACTGCACCAATAGTTATTAAGATTAGGTTCTTTGAAAACCGACTAGATTTAGAGTTTGGATTCTTTTTTATATGCAAAATTAATGCTGCAATATAGACTAAATCCTCCTGGTCAAGTAATCGAATATCTGGGAAATTCATGGCTATCCTCCTAATATTATTTTATTGCAATTCTCAACACAAGTCAATCATTGTAGGGGACTTCTTTTGGTAAAATTTTAGACAAATTCACAGGTCTTGCTCAAATTCAAACGATGACACCGAAAAACTAACTGACTTCGGGATAAATTAGCTCTAAATGGTCATGTTTTGTCGTTGATATTAGTATTAATTAGTTGTTTTTAACAAGGATAGGCTTGGTACTTAACGAATTTCTTCAATAGTTTTCTCAACATTATTTTTAATAAAATCATTCCCATATAATTTGATTGCTAAATCAATAATAAAAGTTGAAGTAATTACTAGAAAACTTATAATTAGAATCCAAGTTCTGATTCCCCCTGGAGTTCCGGTTATGATTTTGCCAAAGGTTCTTAATCCTGATAAATCTGATTCTAAATCTTCCCATTCTTTCTGATTTCTTCGTTGGTCGGATTCTAATTCTCTGATTCTGGGGAGGAGAGCATTGTCGGAAATATAGAGATTTTTTTCAACCTCTTTGAGTCGAATTGCAGCTTCTCTAATTTCCACTTCAAGCCGAACGAGTTTCTCAATTTGGGATTGAGATAATTCCTTGATTCCTGTTCCTGAAAAGAGAGGTTCATCTACTAACTTTGCTATGAGTTTTTCTAGCCCAGAACTATTTCTTCTGATTTCTGAATGTTGCAGGACTTCAGGAATAGCTTTAATTAAAGCCAGGTTGCGTTCTTCTGAGATTCTCAGGGATTCTTGAAGTTGTTTCGACTCGGTGATATCAATTCCAAATATTGCTATTCCTAATTCGTATTTTCTAGCTGATATTAAGAAGAATTTCTTTGGAGTCCTACACTCAATTTCCCAATTACCGGAGTCTAAATCTGATTGAATGAATAAACCCATTACCTCTCTTAGATTATTGCCATTGTTTAGCCAGCCCAGGGGTTGATTGCAAAAATCCTCTATGGTTTTATCAAAATATCCAGCCATTTGTTCATTGACCAAAATATAAGTCAAATCATAAGAAATATAACTAGCTAAACCGGGACAAGTAGATAAAAAAATTGAGATTAAATCATATTCAGTTTCCCACCCTTCGCCAAGCTCAAAGCATCGAGTTTCGGATTCTGGTATATTTTTTTTCATGGTTATTATTTACTTTCTACCTACTGTTTTATCTAAAAAAATGATTGCTAACTCTATATCAATTATGCTAACAAATTTATATTATAATGTCAATATTTTATGCTATAGTTGTTGCAAAATAGAATTAGGTTAAGATTTAATGCAGCATTATTCTTATCGAATTGTTGTTTGTACACTTTGTCTAATTGCCATAATTTCACTATCTGGGGGAATCTATTTATCAATAATTGAGAAACCAATCCCAGAGAGTTTGATTGCCCTTGGGGGAAATGCTATTGGAGCTTTAGCAGGATTATTAGCACCGTCTCCTATTCGTAATAATTCTGATTAATAAAGATTAAGATTAAACGTTATTTTTTACTGCTAAATCTAATTCGGCTTGAGCATTTTCTTTGCGAATTTTAATCTCTCGTTCGTCGTTATCATTTCGATTAGAACCTTGGCTTAATTGGTCTATTCTTTCTTTAGTTTGGAGCCATTTGTGATGAGAGGTTTCAGCCCAAGACTGAACTTCCCACTCATGGATTTGCTGGCAGACTTCAGAAGGAATCCGGTCATCTAATCCGAGGTTTCGATAGCCCGATGCAGCCCCACAGCCATTTCGATTACAGAGCGGGTCAGGGTCATTTGGATTCAACCCGTCGATAACCAGTTCGCTCCGAACGATAAAGCCGGAATCATGGCAACAAAAACAGTGCCAACGGGGTTTCCAGATTTCCTTATCTTCGGGGGGGCGGGGGTTTAGTGCCGGGAGTTTTTCAAAGACTGGGGCTGTTGGGGCTTGCATTGGTCGATTTAGAAATTGAGCTTTCCAGATTGGCGAGTTCAGTTGGGGAGAGGGTCGTTAATCGTCGTTGCCGTTCTACCCTTGTCCCGTTCTTTTTCGCTTCTAATTGGGCTTTTAGCTTCTCCTTAAATGAATGCCTTGATTCCTCTGTGTGCGCCCCCAAGGGTTCAGATGTCGCTTGATAGGTTTGCGTTAAAGCACTTTCTTGTGCGGGTGCGGCGGGAATATGGTGGCGACTCAAAATTATCCATTCCCAGAAATCCGAACGGTCGAAACTCTGGGGGTCTATGGCCAGGAATAGTTTACGGACATCTTCTATAAATGGGGTTTGAGATTTGGCGATCGCAATTTCCTGTACCCATTCCTCAAACTGCGGGTGAGCTTCCCAATAGATTTTTTCCTTAGCTAATTGAACTCGGAGAGCCTCGGCTTCTTGGAGTTCACGATTGCGGACTTCATGGGGGGATTTTTTGAATTGAGAATAGTAATCCTCAAATCGGGGACTGCCAGTGGAATCGGTGGAAGCTAACCAATCAGGAATAGAAGCGATGGGCTTGGTAAATCCCTCAATCTTTTTATTGACAAAATTTAAAAATCTCTCTCGCTCCGGTTCTGAGAGAGTATTAAAAAATTCTTTATAAGTCTTAAGAGTCTTAAGAGAATCCGACCCGCTCTGTGTAAGGGTTTCAGGGGTCGGTTGTTGCATTTTTGCACTAGCTGTTGCATTTTTGCACTGGCCGTTGCGTGGCTGCACTGGCTGTTGCATTTCTGCACTGGCCGTTGCACTGGTGCAACACTGTTGCACCAGTGCAACATCTAAAAGTCCCTTTCCCGTTACCGCAACTTTGGCTGAGATAATCTCCATTTCTATAAAGCCTTTGCTATCAAGCTCTTTCATCGCTCGGCTAATTGTGCTCCGGTTTACTCCCAGTTCCTTAGCGATGGCAGCCGCCGTTAACTCAATTCCATTGCTGTACGGGTCAGTAGTTCGGATGTAGTAGAGGGTGTCACGAGCAGACGATGTTAATTCCCTACAAGCTTTTACCCATTCTTGGCGCTGTAACGGGTAAAATTTTCCCTCAATTTTTACTTTTGATTCTGTTAGTTCTTTCATTGTGCAGTCCTTACCTGTAATAAGTTTCAGCGTTTCCTACCCGTGTTTTCGAGATGTCCAATACCCTATTTCCCGTAGTTCTTGTCGCTGACGGTTCCGCCGTTCCTGTGGGGATTCCAGGTAAAGCCATTGCTCATCAATCGGGATGGCTTCAAATTCGGCTTGAGTCATTTGTGGGTATAACTCCGGCGGTGTCCATGCTTTAATTTGTGCGGGTTCTGAGGGTTGGGATTGAGGTTGAGAAGCGGTTCCCGACATCCATTGCACAACCCATTGGGTAACTAAGACCGAGAATTCTGGACTTAGCCACATTGCTAAATGGACTGCAACTTGAGGATGCACCCAGGTGCCTTGTTCAGAAGCCTTTCCGCCTTTTTTTGCCTGGATTAATTCTCGATCACTGAGATTCAGTGATTGACCTAAAGCCTCGATAAATGGTTGAAAACCTTCATGTGTTCGGTAGTTGTCCCATCGCTTTCCCGCCGCCTTACACAGAGCCGTGGCGTTGAAATATCCGTCCCCCCGCCGTTGCCCGATGGGTAAATCGTTGGCTGAATGAAAAACTAAAGTTGAGGTCATAATTTCCTTTTGTTAATTGTTAATTGTTAATTGATTTGGTAGATTTGGACTTGAATTTGGTAAACTTCAACAAAATTGTTTTGGCTTGAGATTCAGTCAATTCATCTGGATTTAATTTGAGAGGTTTACCGTTTTCGAGGTGGTCATATTCATAGTATTGACGGATTAATTCATGGCGATGGGTTTGCCAGCCACAGGATTTACAAAGGGAACTATCTAAGCCTGGGATTGAGTATTTATCTCCACACAAACACTTAGATAAATCTTCTGAATTAATCCAATTAGATAAATCCAATAAACTAGATGATTTATCAGATTTTTGAGCTAACATATATTTACTCCTCAAGCCTTTTTTTTCACTCAAATTAGTGGCAGATTTTCCTAAGTCGCCAATTTACTGATTGATTTTCAGAAGTTGGATTAGCGCTTCTTCAATTATTTGAGATGCTGCAATTCTTCTTCTTGTTGATTCGATGCGAATCTGCATATCTATCTCATTAGATAAAGTTATGCTCTTTCTCACTCTGCCTGTTGGATTTACTGGGTTCATTGTACAAAATACGCAATTACACATTTAATATAATATAATTGCGTATTTATGTCTAGTAAAGTTTTGATAAAGTTACAAGGGTGATTCTATGGATTTAGAGAATAGAGAAAGATTTGCAATAGCAGTGAAAGCTTTACGGGCTGATCGTAATCATGAAGAATTCGCAAAAATTATTGGAGTTTCCAGACCCACAGTGATTGGCTGGGAAAAATGTAAAGTTGACCCGAAACGAGAAAGCCTAGAACAGATTGCCCAGTTACGAGGGGAAAGTCTTGATGAATTCCTTTCTTACCTCAGTGGTGCGAAACGACGCGACCCATTGGAACGTCTGACTCAACAAATTGCCGGACTTTCACACGAACAGATTGCTTATGTACTTCGGGCTTTAGCCGACCGACTCGACCCTTCTTAATAATTTCTTTCTAATATAACATATTTACATTTTTATATAAATATGTTATATTAGAATAGAAAAAGTAGGTGCAGACGATGGGAAAATTACCAACAACATTCACGAGCCTGGATTTAACTGGATTTGAGATTGAGAAAACCAATTATCGGGAAGTAACGAGTTCAATGGTCGAAACAACCTGCGCGGTTCTACAAAAGAATCGTGTAGGGATTGTCGTGCGGTCAGTTCATGCAGGTCTTAAATCTATTTATGGGATTGGGGGTTCTGCTGATAAGGTTTGCGCTTTATTAAAGGAATGGCGGGCTGAAAACCTTTCAAGTTTGAGACAAGGGAAAAATGATAAAGATTTAGTTTCGGCAATCCTTGAAGCATCTGATGATGGACTTCTTGAAGAAACTGATATTCCAGAAGAATACCTAAATGTTTCTCGTCAAATGGCGATCGCATCTTATCGACTGGCTTTCCAAAAAGCTGATACTTCGATTAGTGGTGAACGTTTAAAACAATTAGCTAGTGATAATGATTTATTGACATCTCAACTCAAGGAGTTTCCTCAACTCAAACTTGAATTAGATTTCTACAAGTCTGAATACGAGCGCCAACGGAATGAATTGAAAGAAGCCTACATGAACCTGAATAAACAACAGCTTGCAGATTCCGATAATTTCCGTCAACAATTAGATGGGCTGTATCAAGAACGGAATGATTTAACGGTTAAACTTTCTGAAGCTGAGAAACGTTTACTTGAAGTTTCTGACCTTGAAACCAAAGAACGTGAACGTAGTGGTGAAATTTCTCGACTCAATGGTCAATTAGAAGCACGGGAACGAGAAATTTCCTCGCTTCATAGTCAAACCCAATCCTTGCAATCTCAAATTGGGGAGAAGGAAGTTCTGGAATCTCAACTCTCAACCATTCAAACTCAACTCAAAGAAGCCAATGAGACAATTATTAATTTACAATCCCAAGACAAGCTCAGGACTACGGTTGCCCTAGAAGTTGATTCCCTAGAATCTGAACAAGTTGAAGAACTTAAATTTGAACTTGAGGAAAAAATAACAGCCCTCAATAAAGCTGAACTCCAGTTAGTTGAACAGGATGAGGAAATCAATAACTTGAGAACTCAACTCAAACAAACCATTATCCCCCCTATTCCTGCCTCCGTTACTTCCATCACTTCTAAGACCAACAAAAAAGTTGCTAAATAACCATAACGTTATTCCCATAGCAGAAAGTTTGTTATGGGGATAACAGAATAACAGAATTTGTTATTGGGATAACAGAATAACAGAATTTGTTATTGGAATAACAGGAATAACAGGAATAACAGAATGATGGGAGAATTAGAATTAATGTTGGCGGCGAGGTTCCCATTAATTTATGTGGTATCTGCCGAAGAAGAACCAGCAGAAGAAGAACTTTTGAATGTAGCTAAGTCAAGAAAATCACAGATTTACTTCTGGGATTTTGCACGGGGTTGGAGTGATAATAATGCTGATAAAGGTCAGCCAATGGGGGCTTTAACTCGAATAGCTAAATCTCCTAAAGACCAACCCACAATATTTGTACTTAAAGATTTAGGTTGTTTAATAGCTCCTGGTTCTAATAATCAAATAAATCCTGGCCAGTTACCTTTAGTTCGGGAAATCAAGAATCTAGCACGGGAAATGAGTCGTGACCGTCGTTGTTTGGTTATCCTTTCTGACCAATTAAGATTACCAACTGAACTCAGAGAAGAAACGACAATTGTTGATTTTGATTTACCCAGCATTGAGGAAATTTCTTTACTGGTAAATAATCTGGTGGGGACTAAATTAAAGGTATCGCCTGACGAACGGGAGCAACTTCTTAAAGCCCTGACAGGATTAACTCGGTGTCGCATAGCCCGTGTATTAGCCAAGTGTCTCGCACGGTCGGGAAAAGTTGATGAGAGTGCCATCGGGGTAGTCATCGAGGAAAAACGTCAGACTATTCGGGAAACAGGCATTTTAGAGTTTATTCCCCATCAATCAGGGTTAGAGTCTGTTGGGGGTTTGGAGAATTTGAAGGCTTGGGTTAAATTGCGATCGCACAGCTTCACTGATGCCGCTCGTGATTATGGCTTACCCAGTCCCAAAGGTGTGTTACTTGCAGGTATTCAAGGCACAGGTAAATCTCTAAGCGCTAAAACAATTGCTGCTGAATGGAAATTACCGTTATTGAGATTAGACGTTGGGCGTTTATTTGGTGGGATTGTTGGTGAAAGTGAAAGTCGCGTAAGACAAGTTATCAAATTAGCTGAAGCTATTAGTCCGGTTGTTTTGTTCATAGATGAAATTGAGAAAAGTTTTAGTAACAATCAATCCGATGGTGATTCAGGAACCAGTAAGCGAGTATTCGCTACGCTGTTAACTTGGTTAGCTGAAAAAACCGCTCCCGTATTTGTTGTTGCTACTGCTAATAATGTTGAACTTCTGCCTGCTGAATTAATCCGAAAAGGTAGACTGGATGAGCTTTTCTTTCTATCGTTACCGACTCAATCAGAACGGGAACAAATCTTTAAAGTTCATTTGAATCGTTTAAGACCTAATAATCAATTCAACTTAGAGTTATTAGCGGCTAGAAGTCAAGAGTTTTCAGGAGCCGAGATTGAACAGGTTATTTATGATGCTATGCAATTTGGATTTAGTCAAAACCGAGAATTTACAACTGAGGATATTTTAGATTCAATTGCAGATTGTATTCCTTTAGCTAAAATTGCCAGTCATCAGATTGAAGCCTTAAAAGATTGGGCCAGTCGGAGTGGGGCTAAATCAGCTTCTTTAGTAGATTCTGCTAATAATAATTTGCTACCGCTTTTAGAAGTTGATTATCAGGATGAATTAACCAACAATTAAACAAAATGCAAGCATTAACAATACATGAACCTTGGGCTAGTCTCTTAGTCAAAGGAAAGAAACAATTTGAAACCCGTAGTTGGCAACGGAATTATAGAGGAAGACTAGCAATTCATGTAGGGAAAGAACCGTTGAGTCCCTTAGAAGATTATATTGATATTCTTTTCGCTCTGAAAGGGACTTTCAGCTTTGATGAAACTTATTTCAACTCAACATTCGGGAAAATCATTGCCATTGCCACTCTCAAAGACATTCATTTGATGACAAAAGAACTGATTAATAAACAATCACATCTTGAGCGAGTGTCTGGGTATTGGGAACCTGGAAATTATGGTTGGGAACTCACTAATATTAAACCCCTTCCTCAACCAATTGCGGCACGGGGAATGCCTGGATTATGGACTGTTCCCGATGACATTTATGTTCAAATTCAACAACAATTAGGAAACTAAACATGAACAAACAATTTATTAACTTACAGCTTTTCAACTTATCTCAAAATCTCCTAGAAATAGTTGGGCTTCCGCCTAGAGGTTGTAATTGCAAAAAGTGTGAATCAGGGATGATTTTTGAATGTTACCGTTGCCACAAACTTGTTCCTTGGTGTCATGGCGCAACTGATGATTACCTTGACTGGTGTAATTCCTGTGTAGCTGATTACATGAGAACTGAAGGATTTTCTGAAGACTAAAAGTTAATTAATCCCTTAATCAAATCCAGTAATTAATTAGGGGATTACTACCTAACAATTCTCAGTATTTAATTAGGAGAAACCAATGCAATATTACAAAGTCGAATTTACCATCAATCCCGATGGCACAATCACTGAAAAAGTTCTCAATGGTTCTGGCAGTAGTTGTACTGAACTTACTAAGGATTTAGAACTTGGAGAAGTCAAATCTCAACAACTTTTACCTGAATATCAAGAACAAAACCTAATTAATCAAGAACAAGAGGATAATTTATGGCAAGGATTTTAGTTTTGTTGATTCCAACTCTTTTTCTAATTACGATGTTGCTTCTCAAACATCAATTCTATCTAAACCAAAATCATTAACTGTTGCCTTAAATTATAGGACGAAAACCATGTCACATCTAACAACTATCAAAACCTCAATCAAAAGCCATGTTATTCTTGAACGAGTTCTCCATAAATTACTCCAATCCCAACTTGATATCCTAACCGGAGCAACTCTTGAAACCAATAGCGTTATCAAAGATTATTATGGCAATAGCACAATAGCAGACTTTGTTATTCGACGACCTAATCATAATTATGATATGGGATTCAAGCTCAATGCTCAAGGGGAATATGAATTTATTTCCGATAACGATGCTTGGGGGAAAACTAAATTTATGGAGGCTTTATTACCGATGTATGCAAGGGAAAATACAATTTATCAACTACTAGCTCAAGGATTTGAAATTGAATCCCAAACTGAGAATGATGGGACTATTAAGATTGTTGCAGGAAAATGGCATTAAACCAATAATATTAAGGATAAAAGTCTTCAGGATTCTGAGGGCTTTTTTTTATTGTGATTTATTATTGTCAAAAATAAAGTATTGTAGTATAATAGAAGTACAGTTGTTATTTTGAATTAAAATGGTTTCACAAATCACCGCTAAGTTAGCAGTAGCGACACTCAAAGATGCAGTCTCAGATTTTAACTTCTGGGGAGAATCAGAATCGGATAGTCCGTTAGCAATTAAGCGCTCAAAGACCCCGTTAGATGATAAAAAAGTTCTAAGTTTAGATGCCGCAGCCCGGAAAAAAGCTGTTGGAGTAGAAGGGTATAAACCCCCGGAGCGGACTGTTCGAGTGATGGGTTTGAAAGAAACATTTTCCCCATTAGTTCAGCAAGCCCTAACTGAATTTCAAGCCGGAGCAACTGCGGTAATCGGAGGAGCCGGAATTGAAACTTTAGAAGTCACGGCAGAATCCTCGGAATATTACATCCAGTTGTACTCGCTCTTTAAATTGTTAGATACTCCACGAGTCCTTTATGTCGAAGATACGGGAAATTCCCCTGACCCCTACACTGGGTTATTCATTACGGGATTAAGTAGTGATGGTGAAACAATTTATGCACAAGCCTTGTTAACTCAAACTTAATTCTCCCTCTCTAAAGTTCTCCCTCTCTAAAGTTTTGGCATTAAAAAAAGACTATGGATCAGCCCATCCTAGTCTTTTTTTTATGGACTTAATTTTGGGGACTTAATTTTCGGGGATTCAGGAAAATAAGTATTTTAATTTGGGGACTTCAGAAGCAGATTTCCAACCGTCTTGTCCCTCAGTCCAAACTAGGGTATCGGGGGTGATTTGCCATTTTAATTCCGATTCAGAAATTGGGATAGCAACCCCATCTTTAACAATGTGCCAAATCCTATTTGATACTGCTGCTGGTACTGGCGGGGGTACAGATGCCGGAGCGGTTAGAGTCGGGGGAATAGTTGGGGGAATAGTCAGGGGCGCCGGGGTAGTTGGGGTAGTTGGGGTAGAAGAAATAGAATCAGAATCCTGAATAGATTTTTCAAAACTATCAAAGAAACGAAGTCTAGGTTTAGTCCGAGCTTTGGCTATGAGTTCTTCTCCGGTGCGGGGATTACGAGATTTCCGTTCCCCAAACTCCTTCGGGTAAAATACCCCAAATTTGGAGATTTCAACTTCGTTGCCTGCCCGTAGTTCTAATTGAACAAATTTAATCAAGCCCTCGATAACTGATTCAACTGTAGTTCCACTCAATCCAGTTATTTTTTCAATGTAGGTTGTGTCTAGCATTTTATTGTTGATAATATTAATTCGATTGTAATTGTATTTACCAAAATGGTCAACTACTTAACTTTCAACAACTTGAAGTAATCAACAAAATCAGTTAACTCGTACTCTCTCCTGTCAATATAGACAGTTTAATAATTCATTAGTTCAGTAACTTGGTTTTCTGATCATCCTAATTGAAGTTTATTTACTTAATACAGTAATGCAGTATTTACTTAATGCAGTGTTTACTTGCTGTTTTATCTTTGTATTGCAAGTAGATTTTACTGAATCAGAATCTGACTGAATCCTGCAAACTGTAATAAAATACTTAATTAATGCAGTAAGTAAGTAAATCAGTATGGGAATAATTGCCTTAATCAATCAGAAGGGGGGGTCGGGGAAATCTACCTCGTCAGTGCATTTAGCCTATTGGCTTCAGTTGAAGCAGAACTATCGGGTGTTGCTGGTAGATGCCGATGCTCAACGGTCAAGTTCCCAATGGGTAGCCGGGATGGGGATTGAACTTGCTTGTCAGGTGATTCAATCCCCAGATGACATCCTAGAAAAGATTCCAGAGTTAATCAAAGATTACGATTACCTAGTTATTGACGGCCCGGCGAGTCTTTCCGAAGAAACCAGAGCTATTTTATTCCGATGTGATTTAGCCGTAATTCCGGTGCAACCGACGGGTGTTGATTTACGGTCTGCCAGCGATGCCATGCGATTACTCAAACAGGCTCAGTCTGTGCGGGGGGGATTGCCCAAAGGTTTAGTTTTCCTAAGTCGGGCGGTGAAGAATACCAAACTCAAACAGGAGGCGATCGCCCTTTTATCTCAAATCCCCGATGCTAAATTTTTAAAACCCATCATTCACCAAAAACAAGCCATCGCCGATACTTCCGGTCAATCACTAACTGTTTGGGACTTACCAGGACAAGCCGCCAGTGAAGCTGCTATCGAATATGACCGATTATTTAAAGCCATCCTCAAACAATTGCCAGAGGGAGTATGACCAATAAAAAACAAACCCGTAAACCCTTGAGTGATGCTTTAGCCCAAGAATTTGTCTATGGAGAAAATTCGACTCCGGCGGTAACTCCCAAACCGATTGAAATTTCCGAACCCCAACCCATTCCCCAACCAGAAACAACATTTATGGACAGATTACAAGTTCAACCCAAAGAAGGGACAAAACGCTTCACCGTCGATTTACCCGAATCCACCCATCGAAAATTATCAATGTTGGCGGCTAGGACAGGACGAACCAAAGCGGAAATCGTCAGACTCCTATTAGATGAAGCATTAGAGAATGTTCAGGATTAATTTAGGGCCTCATCGGTAGGAAAGAAACCCTCAAGAGTCCTGAAAATATCCTCCAGAATAGGCTGAGTTTGCAATTCCTCCGCCACCCATTGCAAAGCTTGGGGAATCTTCAATAGCTTCCTGAGTCGGGGTTTCCAATCGGTACAAGTGAACAGATTCCAGAATTGTGTCCAAAACCGTTTCAGCAATTCCGATTCTCCGGCCGGAGGTGCACTTTCTGATTCGGGAACATCACTCACAACAACTTCTATATTATTTATAGACTGCGGTGTTCCCTCCTGTTCCCTGAGTAAATCCCGTTCTAACCAATGGTCAAAGATAGAGTAACGCCAGGTGGGACAATCAAAAGCATAAACTCGTTGCCTTGTCCCATCGGGTAACTTAATTTGGCGCACACATTTGAGAGGTAGACCAATTTTATTCCTCAACACATCCTGAACAATACGGATAGGAGAAGCTTTACTATCGGGACTAATCCCCAGATAATCCCTCATATCTCGACTGTAGGTAATCACCTTATCCGCAAACTCCAGAATTTCCTCCGACTCCAAGGTAAACTCCGCATCAGGGTTAAGTAAATGTTCAACTCCTAATAGTTGCAACACCTGGACTTGTGCCGACAATAACTTAATATCCTGCAAACAAACTTTTCCTTCCCCTGCCTCCAACTGTTTCTGTAAATGGTGTTTATCCCGTTGATGAACAAACTCAGGATGCAGTAAATAATAATGTAACCGCAACTTAGGATAATCCCCCGCCATATCCCTCAACACCAACTCCGGCGAGACTTCCACCCCATAACGATAAGAAATCTCATAATGACGCTGTTGGGCTAACTCATCTTGGGTTTTCTTCCGTTTACTTTTTAGTTCCTCATATTGATTTCGAGAAACCAAGAATTGAGCCGCAATAAACTTAGCATAACTATATTGGTTCTTATCCCTGGTTTCCGTCGCTTTCTCTAAGTGATTTTTGGCAGTTTGTTCTAAATGATGGAGTTTTTGAACCGTTCCTTTTAATTGTTCAGTGAACTCAGGAACCTCAGCTAAGGGGTCTAAAACTTCACCTAATAAACGCTCACATTCTAAAGAAGTTTTCTCAAATTCAGACAATTCAATAATATGTCCTTCCGCTTCTAATTCCCTGACTAAAGTATTTTTAAATTTCCATTGACCTGCATTAACCCGTGCAGCAAACTTAGCCCAGAATTTAGTATGTTTAGGAGTCAGTTGCTCATCAAAATCTATAGATAACTCTAAATCAATTTCTTGCAGAATCTGGAGATTGCGTTTAAAAACCTTATTTTGAGTTGCCAATAAGGGTTTCCAATCAGTCTGGCGATTACCAATTTGACCACAACCATAGTTCGCCGCCCAAACATGACAAGGAACATTCAAATCTCGAACCCTTGCCAAAAATTGACAAGCATCTTTAACATTAATTGCCCCTTGGAAAATCCCAAATATCGCTTGAAAATGATTAACTAAATCAATACTAACTCCCGTACCAATCGTGGGAGAAGTAATAACAACATCATAATCTTTAATATGATTATTGATATCTTCCATACAGCCAAAAGCTTCATGGGTTTCATCAGCAACAGTTTCCGAATCAATCCGCAAAATCTTCAACTCAGGAAAAGACTCTCGTAATTGACTTTCAATATTAATACAAGAAAACTTCCCTTTAACCTTCTGACTATCTAAAACCATTAGAATCGGAGCTTTCCCTACGGATTCATAGAGTTTAGTGATTAGATGGGACGGATTTGATTGATTATAAACAATAATTTTCCGTTGTTGATTATGTTTATATTCATTAACATAAACTTGAGGATTAATTGAGAATCCAGCACAATCAATTAAATAATCAATAGCATAATCAGATAAATCCGCATCTTGAGCAACAACTAAACCATCAGAACCCAAAACCGTCTGCATT